CAGAGTTGCAAAACCCTGAAAAGTATCCATTGGTTGCAGGAGCTATTGAATCAGAAAGAAGAGCCATAGCTGAAAGATATAAATGCACACAAGAAAGGTCCTTATCTACATTGGCACGCATTAGAGATAAAGCGTCTGAGTCTGGTAATTGGAACGCTGCCGTAGCTGCTGAGACTCGGCGTGGACAGATTGCTGGGTTGTATGTTGATAAAAAAGAAATACTTACAGGCACGATAGATTCGATGTCAAGAGATGAGGTAGAACAGAAGATTCAAGACTTGAAGAAACAATATAGTATTGAAACTACTTTTGAAGAAATAAAAGAATTAGAAAATAAGTCTTGACTATAAGATTAGATGGGACTATAGGGTATATAAGACTGGTTTCTGATAAGGAAAACTCTTAAATGAGATTACAGGCTACCGGATGTAAAAACATACCTGTCCCAATGAATTAACATTGTGGGTATAAAATATGCCAGTCTTAAAAATTGCTCGTAGGCGAAAGCAGTCTGCAAAAAAAACAGGTGCCTACAGCATACAAAAAAAGGAGAAAGTATGTATTTAGTAATAGTAAGACCAGATAAATATGAATATGTTAAATCACCTATGACAGACGATTTGTTTTGGCGTAGGGTAGAAAATTTAAAAAGAGCAATGATTACAGCAGAAGATTTAGAGTTTAGATTAATCTTTTATTATCAGATGTTGGAACTTATGAAAGATGCGCCATGAGAAAACAAGCAATACCGATGGAAGAGTTGCATGGTAAACCAGTAATGAGGTGTGGCTGGAGTTGGATTGCGTTCTTTTTTACTTTATTTGCGTTTATGGGTAATAAAGTTTTTTTTATGATTTTTGGTTTTGGGTTCTTGTTGAAGCTAATATTTTCGTGAAACCAGAGAGTAAATTTTGGAAACAAGTAAAGGAAAATCTAACAGATATACATTGGACTAGATTAGAAAATCGTATTGGACAAGGTATACCAGATTGTTATGGGATCTCTGAAGGAATCTCGGTTTGGGTAGAATTAAAAGTAATTCGCAGTAATAAGATTGTTCTATCACCTTTTCAAAAATCGTGGAATTATAACCATAGTTTACAAGGCGGAAGGAACTTTATTATGGCCACGACCTTCCCTCAAAGCTTACTGTATATCTTTTCGGGAATAGTGGCCCCTTCCATTGGCTCCATTGCCGACCTTCCCCCGCATCACTGGACAGTAAACATGGACCGGTCACCACCTGCGTGGCAGCAGGTGTCCCAGATCCTTCTGCATTCTCCATTGCCGAAGCCCCCCAAACAGCGTAGTTACACAATGAATCCGTAGCTGGACCTGCAGCCAGGCAACATGTTCCTTTCTCCATCTCCATTGCACATCGCCATAAACCTAGCCTGAGTATAGTAACTACTAGCGTCCCCCGCAGCTCAGTCTGCTGATTCGCATGCCCTATGAATTTCCATTGGCAGAAACCAAAGGGTTTCGAGGCACAGTAGTAAACCAGGAGCTGCAGGTGCAGCCAGGGAAGCTGAGATGGTAGCTGGTCGTACGCATTTCCATTGCCCGAGTTCCAAGACCCGTGGCACTATAGTAGTAAAAGATAGCACCGGTAACTGCGTAGGAAGATCTCGTGGACAAATAAAATAAATTTCCTACTTGACTATCTAATAAGATGGGACTATATAAGTACCTGAAGTTCATCATGACTTAAAGCGCTACGATGTCTTCATAGGGGGTTGGTTATTGCTGTAATAAGCCTAGGGCCCAACCCCCACTATATTAGAAAGGAACAACATGACTGCATTAAAGAAAGAACAGAGGTGTCAGGATCTGGTAGAAGAAAAATGGAAGGACCGCCAGCAGGATCTGCAGAACCCTGATTACGAAGCGCTAAGCTTTGACTATGTAGAACCGCATACATTCACCGACCAGGCCGAAGGATACTGGCGCTGGCAGTTCAGCTGGGGTGGGCCCAGCGACGAGCTGCGCGCATATGTTAACAGAGACGACAGGATCCATCGCCTAGAATACTGGTACATGGACTGGTTTGATGGTGCTAGCATTCCGGTGCAGCAGGATCATGATGCGTGGGCCCAAATGCAGGAGATGATTCTTTCCACTGCGCCTGGGATGGTGGCCAACTTATGATTCTACATTGCATTGGCGCTGCATTGTTGGTCTGGTGCATGCTTCTAGTTTTATTCCCGCAGCACACCGTGCTGGTAACCGGTGTGGTAGTTGCATGGCTCACAGGGTGGATCTACAAGATTGATTGGACAACAGTGCCGTGGACTCCGTAGCTCTGCATCTCCATTCCATTGCGGATGCCGAGCATGGCTCTAGTATAGTAATAGCACAGGAGTCCCAGCAGAGTTGTTCCGAAGTTTGTGTGGAAAAAAAAAATAAAAAAAGATTTGACAAGTATAATAGAATGGGATATAAAGGGATAATTAACAGAAAGACGAAAGGAAAACTAAAATGTCAAAATCAGTTAATATATTAGAAGTGCTAGAGAAAGCACACCAATCAGTTGCTAGTGTTAGCAAGATGAATAAAAGAGCAATCATAGACGCCTATGGTCGTGCCTTAACTATGAAGAAAGTATTAGACGACTTCATAAAAGTAAATCGTAATTTAATCATTGATATGGGTATTGGCGAGAACGCTAACCTATTACATGGA